TTTTCACATACCAAACATGTATTACAGAAATGATATCGGAGCAAGAGTTATAGAAGCATTACCAAAATTGAAGGAGTTAGGATATCTATGAAAGTAACACATCTAATAGTTGATGCAGTCTGCTTTACTGAAAGGATAGCAGATAAAAAATCTATTAGAAAAATTATTGAAGCAATACCAAAAATAATTCAGATGAAAACTTTAATAAAACCTGTTGTAATTTCAGGAAAGACACTTCCTGGAATTTCAGGAATAGTTATAATTGAGACATCACATATAGCTATTCATACATTTACTGCAAAGGATTATGTTAATATTGATGTCTTTAGTTGTAAACCTTTTAACCCTGATAAAGTAGTTAATTATTTAAAGAAAGAGTTAAATTTCAAAAAATATTGGGTTCAAACAGTAGCAAGAGAATTATAATGGCTGAAAAAAAGTTAGAGGATAAAAGAGAAGTTTTGAGTAGTCTTGAGAAGTGGATAGAAAATATGATGAATTTTATTTTTACTCAGAGTCAGCAAAATCTAATTAAGAACAGAACATCTGATACAGGGTTTCTTCTAAAGTCTGGAAAACCTCCAAGATGGGAGAGAAATGAGTGTATAATAAGCTACACTGCTCCTTATGCATTATTTATAGAGTATGGAACTGACCCACATCCTGTAGACCCAAAAAAATTAATTGGATGGGTTAAAAGAAAGCTTAGAATTCATGACCCTGAAGCTTTTAGAGTTGCATATGCTGTAGCAAATAAGATAAGCACAGTAGGAACAGACCCTCAGCCATTCCTAAGACCAGCTATTAATGAGGCAATTGTCAAATACAACCTAAAAGTTAGACCAACTGAGATTTAAAAAGCTTTAAAGCCACAGAAAATAAATAAATTATTAGTGCAAGTGATAGAATGGTAGAAGATTCAAAGCCTAAAGATAATCCTTATGTCACACTTGAAACATGTAACATAAGATATAATGCAATAGATAAAAAGGTAACAGAAATTCTTTGGGCTCTAAAAGGGAATCCAAATGTGCCAGAAGATTTAGGAATCATGGGACAGCTTAGAGATATAAAAAGAGACAGAAAATGGATTTATGCTTTAATAACATGCATTGCAATTCCAGTCGCTTTGTTAGTAATTAAATGATATATGGGTGGTTTATAATGAATGTATTAAAAACTGAACCTGTTCAATTTCCTCTTGATGAAATATTAAATGAAGATGAAAGAATGGTAAGAGGATGGATGACTGCTCAAATAAAGGATAAGCAGGGAGAGATAATTCCTATTTCTGATACTGTAAGAAGTTTAAATACTTGGATGAAAAGAGGTGGATTCATAATTGATTCTCATACTAATCGTGTTGTTGGTAAAGCTACAAGATGGTTTGAGGCTGAGCATCCTGTTGCTAAAGTTCCTGGAATTATTATTGACTATCAGATTTACAAAGACTATTCTATTGATGATGAAGTTTGGGATGAAATAAAAAAGAAAAAGAGAGGACTAAGCTATGGGGGAAGAGCATTAGAAAAGCCTACAGAAAAAGTTATTAAAACACCTCAAGGAACAGATACTGCAAGAGAGCTTCATGGATTAGAAACATATGAAGTAAGTTCTGTTAAAAGTCCTGCTAATTTATTAAGTGAAAATATAGCAATAAATTTCTTGGCTAAATCTAATGTTGAAAAAGATAGAATAGTATTTAAAGGATATGAACCTGTTCAATGTCCTTATTGTAGAAGATGGTCTACGGAACATCAGCATACTCCATGGAGAGGAAAATGCGAATTTTGTGGAGAAGAATTTGTTACGGATAGTGAAGGATTGTCATATCAATTAGAAGAAAAGAAATTAATTCCTGATTTAGCAAAAGGATTTGATTATATTGATGTTACTAAGCCATTCGCTGGTTTTAAAGATTTTCAAACATGCGTGGACTCTCAGAAAAAGAGAGGACACTCAGAAGATTCAGCAAAAAGAATATGTGGATGGCTACAAGCAAGAACTGAAGGTGAAAAAATGGATGAATTAAAAATCCAAGAAGTAACCAAACCAGCAGATAAGAGACCTCCAAAAAGGTGGTGGGATAGAATATACTCAGCATTAAGCAGAAAGCGTGGTGTTCAAGACCCTGCCAGATTAGCAGGATGGGTATTTTATCATCACATGAAAACAAAAGGAATATCAGACCCAGAGCCAACATTAACAGAAGAGATGCTAAAAGCAGAGGGAGATGATAGAATAACAGCAACAGCAAGAAGAAGAAAAAGAAGTTGGCTAAGAGCTCAAAAGGAAGACTGGGATTGGTCTGATGATGAAATTGACGATGAGATTGATGATGCAATGGAAGAGTGGGACGGCTATGGACCAGAAGAAGAGGACGAGGAGAAATCTAAACCTTTAAAGGTGGAGGAAAATAAAAATATAATAGGTGGAATTAAAATGGAAGATAAAAAAACAACTGAACCTATTAAGCAAGAAGCATCATTGACAGATGTAATAGCAAAACTTGACCAGATTCTTTCAATAGTATCACAGAAATCTACACCAATTGTAGAGCCAATAAAACAGTCTCCTGAAGGAGGAACAGTTAAATTACCAACTGCTACAGCTGAAGAAATCTATGAAAAGCCAAAGAAACCTATAACAGATGAAGTAACAGTTTCAGTAAAACAAGAGGAAGAAAAACCTGAAGAAATAAAACCAAAAGACAAATTAAAGCCTGAAACTGAAAAATCAGAAATTCTAAAAAGCATGGGTGTTAAAGTAGAAGGGAAGGCAACAAGACCAGCAACTGATATTGTAAAAACACAAGAATCAATATCAATAGACCCAAATTTGGCATTGCTTGAAAAAGTAAAAGAGGGTAAAATGTCACAGGCAGATTTAAACAGAGAAGTAAAGAAAATGGTTCACGATGCAAGAAATGAAGCACTAAGGAGAATATTAGGGTGAAATAAATGACTGACGAATTTTTAATAAGAACCATTGAAGATATGGAAAAAGTTTACTATTCTCAAATGGGAATGGGACTTTTGAATCCAGCAGATTTATTAAGTCCTTTTGTTGCAAAAGCTGATGCACCAATAACAACTGGAGTAACAGGAGTATTCCAAGCAACACTTGGAATGCAGGCATGGGTTCAATTAAACATGGAAGCAAATACATTTGGTGTTTTGCCTAAAGTTCCATGGGCAAGAAGTGGTTTCAGAGTAATAACAACAAGAGCAGGCACTTTACCATATGGTGGAACAGGAGAAGCAGGAAGCTTAGCAGATACAATAAAACCAACATTTGCTACTGTATCAACAACACCTAAGACAGTTCATGTAACATTTGAAGTTTCAGAAGTTCATGAATTTTTGTCTACTGAAGCAGACGATGATACAACTGCCTCAATGTCAGATTTAAGAACTTACATGGCTACAGAATTTAAAGAAAACATAAATAAGATGTTGAATACTCAAGGTGGAACCTTAGCTTCAAATAACATTGAGTCTTTAGACAGAATGGTAGGAAGCTATGCAGAAGTAGCTAATTGCAAAGAGAACGATGAAAGCACATCATTTACAGCATCAGATTTAGACCCATGGTCATCAACTTACAACAGAGATGGTGGAGCAACTTGGTTAGACGCATATGTAAACTACTCATCAACATCAGGTAGTGTTAGAAGCATAACAGATGCTATAATACAGACAATACATTCTAATGTATTAACTAACGGTGGAAATCCAACTTTCTGGCAAACAGGTTATGACTGTTGGAATGCAATTAACCAATTGTATGACCCAGCAGTAAGATATAACTTGTTAGGTCAGGCAACTATACAGCCATCAGTAAATGGAATAAAGACATTAGAAGGACACCAGATGGGAACAAGAGTAGCAACATTACTTGGTTATCCAGTAATATTATCTAAAGATACAGTTCAAGATACAGGTGGAATTTCAAGAATATACCTACTTGATACAAGCAACCCAGAGGGATTTGACTTTCCAAGATTGTTCATAAAGGTAGCAAAGCCAGTTCAATATTTTGAGGCTGGTATGAATCAGGGAACACCATTTGCAGTAAGTAAGCTAAGCAACAAGGGATTGTATAGAATAATGGGAGAACTTATCTGCACATACTTCAAGGGTCAAGGTAAAGGAAGAGACTTAAAGGCTTAATAATTTGGTTGTAAAAATCAAATAACACATAAGTAGAGTAAGTTTTATATTTAAAACCAAATGAGATAGAATTAGTGAAAAATATGGCTAAGTTCATATGTGAAAACTTAGGATGGAACTTACAATCTAATAGATACTCCACTCCGAAAGGTAATGAATATATGTTTCATCTAAACAGTCCGACAGATGTTCCAGACCCAGAGGATGCAGAATTTTTTAGAAAAGTTCCTGGATTTAAAGAGGTAGGCTTAATTGAAAAAATAAAAGAGACAATAAGTCCTAAGCCTGAGAAAAAGCTAACTGATTTGACAGAATCAGATATAAAAGCTATGAATAGAAATGAGCAGGTTGAAATAATCAGAAAATTAAATCCAACAGCAAGGATTCCTGGAATGGAAAAAGAAAGAATAAAACTTATATTAGATGAAATAACTAAGTTGCCTAAAGAGTGAGGATAGGATAGGAGGGTATAAAAATGGCTATTACAACAACCATAACCAGAAGAAGCATATTTGGTAACATGAAGATTGTTATAGGACACTCTGTGCTAAGTGGAACAACTAACACAGGAGATGTTGCTACAGGACTAAGTAGCATAGAATTTTTTATTCCTGTAACTGAAAGTAATGCACAAAAAGGCATTTCTGTAAATGAAACATTACCATGCTCAGACCCTGTAACAGTTGTTACTGAATCAAATGATGCAACTTTTGACTGGGAAGCACACGGACATTAAACTATTAAGGTATGAAAATTTAATAATTAAAGGATAGACATGAATAAAGGAAAGGTTAAACTTAGTTTTTCTTTGTTTTTATTATCCTTATTTATATTTCTTGCTTCTGTTTATACAGTTTATGGAACTTGGTTTACTGTCTCCAGTCCAACATCTGGAACAGTCTATTCAACAAGATTAATAGACTTCAACATAACAACAGCATATCAAGGTGTAGCTAATTGTAGTTTTAGTATAGGCTTATCTAATGGGACTGTCTTATCTAATGCAAGCATGACAAACACTTCTTCAACAAGAAATGCTTTTTACAACACAAGTTATAATACTCTTATTGATAGTTCTCTAACAGGTTCTCATAATGTTACATTCTATTGTGATGCTGATGGTGATGGAACTTATGAGTTTGCATCAGATGTTGTTACATTTGGAGTAAGAGCAACAAGACCGACATTAGTAAGTCCAACAAATACTTCTTATAGCTATAGAGGAGTTTTAATAAATTTTACAACAGGAAGTTCTATATCAGGAACATGTAATTATACTTTAGGTTTATCAAATGGAACATCTATTTTGTATCCAACAACAAACACATCAAATGTCTGGGGAAATAGCTCTGCGTTTAGCTCTTTGATAGATGGAACACATAATTTAACTGCTAACTGTTCTGATTCAAGTTCTGGAAGTCCTTACTCTTCTGAGACAACAATATTTACAATAAGTTCAGCAACACCAATATTAGCAAGTCCAACAAACGCTTCAACTTCAAGTTCAGCTGGTGTCTTATTAAATATAACAACAGGTTCAGCTTTAGAAACAGGATATAATTGTTCATATAGATTTGGAAACAGCACTTCTGGTTCTTATGGTTCATGGACTAACTTAACAAATACAACTACAGGAAGAAATATTTGGAATAACGCTTCTGCATTTTCAACTGGAACAGACAGCAATTATAGTCTCTGGCATAATGTTACTTTTAGATGTAATGATAGCACTTCAGGAAGTCCTTATACATCATCTACATATTTGTTTAAGGTAGATACTGCTAATCCATCTTTAACAGCACAAGACTGGACAGTTTCAGCTTCAAGTTTTGTTGCTAATGTTTCAGTAACAGACCAGCTTCACGACACATGTAAGATTAGAATTTATAATAGTTCTGGATATAAGACTACTGAACTTGGGACATGGGGAACTGCTCAGAATGCAAGACAATGCACAGGTAGTGTAGATGGCTCTTTGTTGTTTTATCCTGTAAATACAGCAGGTGGCGATATGACCTTCAGCATAGACTACTGGGCTAATGATACAACTGCTCATTCAGGGACATCAGCTAATCAGACAGGAATAGCCAAGAAAATCTATACAGGCTGGAATATAATTTCAGAATTAGCTATGAATACAACTTCAGGTTCATTATGCAGTATGATATCTGGCTGTTCACAGATATCTTGGTTTAATAACACAGCAGGAAACAAAAGCTTTATTACCTATTCTACTTCAACACCAAGCATAAACAACGCAACAGCAATAGATAATGAGACAGCAGTCTTGGTTTATGTTTCAGCAGACACTTGGTTCTTACAGAGAAACAGAGTAAGTGACTGGGTAGGAACATCAACTGAAAATGTAACACTTAATACTGGAGGCTGGAATGTCATGGGTCTTCCTTATAGTGCAACAATTAACACAACGCTTTATGCTTTAACTTTCAATGCAACTTATGTAACACCAGCACAGCTAACAAATATAACTTGGATAAGTTATTTAAACGGAAGCACATATATTACCTGTAAGACAGGCTGGTCAATATGTGCTGGGACGACTTTAGGTCCACAGGAGATAACACTGCCTCAAGGAACAGGAGTGTGGGCTTTGACAAATGCGAATGTAACATTAAATAGAACAAGGATAAGTGGTTAAAATGAATAAAATATTAGTAGGTTTAATTATGATTTTGTTAGCAGTAAGTCCTGCTTATGCCTTAATTTATTTTCCTTTGCCAATAAATGGAAGAGTAACAGGAACTTTAAATGTAAATAGTTTACCAATAAGTGTTACTAACTTGAGAACAGGAATTACACTAACAACAACTACAAATGCAAATGGAGAATACTTAATAGACTGGGCTAACTCTGATGATAAAGGAGGAAGTATATTAAAATATCAGGTAAGCGACCAATTTTTAGTAGCAATTACATCATGCTCTAATGTATATACAGAATGTGTTCAGACTTTAACCTATACAGGACAGTCAGAATTATTTACTACATTTGACCTATCAGGAGTATATTTAAACTGTAGAAGTCAGGGATATATTTTACCAAGTGAATGTCCAATAAATACCTGTCCAACATGTCCAACTTGTGAGGAATGCGAAATTTGTGAAGAATGTCCAACCTGTCCAACTTTTGATGAAACAATGATAACAGCAATTATAGTTGGAATAGTAGCTTTAATTGCAGGTCTTGGCTTAGGAAGATATGGATTAGGACTAAAAATTTACATAAGTGAGAAAGGTGAAGGAGTAGTTCAGCACAAGCATAAAAATGTAGTGGGATATCATTCACCAAATATTATTCATAAAATT